TACGATGGAGATATAATTCATCATTGATAACTGCTTTTCCTATATTTTTTCTTTTAAATCTTTCTTGGGATCTTATAGCTGAATCCATTTTAACAACCTCATCCCATTCTGTTTTTACACTTTTTACAATTCTCCATTCTTCGTTATTATGAAATGGACAGAAGGTACAAGCGGATCTTGGTGGATTTGGATAATTGTGTTTTTTAGTCCATTCTTTACAATTTATTCTGCTCATTCTTTTTTCAACTAGCGGATATATATTTGTAATATATTTAAGGTGATTGGGTTTCATTCTTGAAACTTCATCGATAGAGATTCCCATAAGCATTTCAACTTGTGTTCCTTCTTTTCTCTTTTCACCTTTTTTTAATCCTAATAATTCTCTAACTTTTTGTACGATGGGTTTAATTTTGTAGTCAGAAGTACATTGTCTTTGAAGCATTCCTTTTTTTCCAGTTCTGGGATCCAAAGTAAAAAATGGTGCTGTAAATGCTTTATAATTTCCTTGCGAAGCATCTAATATATCTTGTTTTAAATTTCTCCAGCTAACTTTATAAACAGGATAGGAAAGTTGTTTTATTAACCAACTTAAATGATCATAAACAGCTTGTGGCTCTCCTTTGGTATCTGCAAAAATTGCACAATCAACCATCGGTATTTCTTTTTTCTCTATCATTAAAGCTAGTGTAGAACTTTGAACTCCAGCTCCCAATGATAAAACTCTTAATTTAGTTTTCATACTTCTTAAAAATAACCCTCCATATAAATGATCTTATCACTGAAAAAAAGGTAAATATTAAAGCAATGCTAATTCCGTCTAAAATAGTCGGATATAAATTAAAAATGGGAAAAATATAAATTTGTATGAGAATAGCAATACAAAAACCAGAACCTATATCAATAAAAGATTCAATGAATTTTTTTTTTAACATTCATCTTTCATATTTAAACTTTTCTAAAGGGGTTAGTTTATCCTTTTCTATCGACCAAACATAGGGTCTTGAATTGTGTCCAAAATTTGTCCATTGCCCAATTCTTGACACATTTTGAGGAGCTACATATCCAGCACAATAGTAGGTGGGGAAATCATCCAGCATCAGAAAATAATAATCCTCCTTTTTTTTATTTTGTCTTACGATTAAATTGTGTGTTTTTTTTGACATTAATTGTGACCGAACTTGGACAGACTTACCATTGATAGTTAAATCTGCACCATGAAAATTATTAACACTATGGCTGAAATAAGTTTCACACATTTTGGCTAAACTCATTTCCGCTAACGCACCACTAATAGTCATTCCCCATTTCTCATACTGGTTGAAGTTTGCGTTGTGTCCCCATGCGATCCCTTGTCGTAGGCTTTCAATTTCTCTAGTTAAACCTGTCGTTGCACCAGCTAAAATCTCCTCCCACTTTAAAGTAATCTTATTCATTTTAAAAACCTTTGAAAAACTCCTAACAACTTGGGATTGTGGATTAATAATCTAACAAAACTCTCACTTAATTTATCTACCAACTTTTCTTCGCCACATTTGCCTACATTAATATTGTCTTTTGTACACAACAGGTGGTAAAGCTCATGTAGAAAGGTTATGAGGACATTTTTCATGGACTGATTTTTATAGATTAGAATTTCATTATCGGCTGGTATGAACATACCTACGCAATCTAGGTCTTGTGATTCCTTTCTGCCCATCCACCTTATCTTGATTTTCTCTCTTTTGTAGTAAATGGCATCTGGGAGCATTTAAGGTTTTTACCCCATAAAAATATATTAATCAATGTTTGACTTTACTGATTATTGATAGTAAATATTTTGTCAATGAGTGAACTTGATAGATTTACTGACCTTGCCTTTATGCAAGGAGATTTTAAAAAGGTTAATACCTCTCCCTCTCAAACAGCATTGAGTAATTGGATGTGGTTCATTAAATATCCTTTATCTCTCCATCTAAATTTCAAACCTGAATCTCCCTCTATCTCATTCAAATCTGGCACAGCAGTTCATCAATACTTTCAAAATATTTTAACAGGTAGAATGAAAATTGGTGATGTTGAAAAACAATATAAATTAATGTTGGACAGCTTTACCTTTGTTGAAAAGGAAAAGGTTAAAGGACAATTCATTTTAAAAATTATTAAAAAAATGGTGGAAAACCATCTGCAAATGTTAATGGAAATTTCAGGCAACTACATGAAAGATTGGGAAGTCGAAGTTTCTTTTTCTAATTGGTACAACGATAAGTATATGGGTCAAACTTTAAATCTTGCCACCGAAGGTGCTATTGATTGTTGTAACCAACCCCTTAAAATATTTACCGAACATAAAAATAGATTTCCTACTGTTTATTTAAGTAGTGCAAAAAAACATAAAGGAAAAGAAGTTTGGAATAGTAGAAAGCCAAGCAAATTAAAGTCTCCTCAATTTACCCACCTGATTGCGATGGCGGTTTATTCCCAACATCTAGGAAAGGAATATCAACCAGCAATTCTTTATTGTGATGAAGATGGAGTGTTACTTTTCAATCAACATAACTGTGAAGAATTAACACAGGAAGGATTGAAATATTATTTTAATAAATTTATTCAGATCAATATTCAACGACAAGAAATGTTGAGGATGGCAGACGGCAGTATAAAAAAGTTGGCCTGTATGGTTGGAGTGGATTGGTCTGAAATTAAAAGAAGCAAGGATAATATTTTTCTTTCTCATATTCAGGAAGAAGATATGCAAAAAATGGAAAGGTTCTACGATGGTTTATAAAGCTCAAGATGGGATTAGCAGTGAAGATTTAAAAAGGATTGCTAACGAACAAATTATGGAAAAGATAAAAGAGATCGCCAGAGATGTTTATAAAGAAGAAAAGAAAAAAGAAATGGAAGAACTAATTAAAGATGTGGCAAAAAAAGAAGGGACAATATGATAGATGAAAAAATAAAAAAGATATTAGAACAATTTAAAATCAATCCAGCAAAAGCCTTATGGGATTGTCATGGTACACAAATTATGTACCACCGATACATCGAAGAAATTGGAGCTAGTGCTGGAGTTCAAGTTATTAAGTATGAAACTATCATTGCAGACGAAAGCAGAGCCATCGTAAAATGTCATGCAAGGTTAGGAAAAGTGGATCAGTTTTCTTATGGAGAATGTAGCCCAAGAAATTCTAAAAATGCTTACCCAGTAGCGATGGCAGAGAAAAGGGCATTTGATAGATGTGTTTTAAAATTGGTGGGATTGCATGGTCATGTCTATGCCATTTCTGAAATGCCTGATGAAGAAAATATCTCAAAGAAAATGATCCATTCAAATAATTCTGTACCTAAAGCACAACCTAAAACAAATGGGAAACATGAAAGTATAGATAACCTTTTTATTCGCACCAGTTTGGAGGTCATTCAAAATGGAATTGATAAAAAGGAATTTAAAAACTTGAGCTTTAAGATAGAGAAACTCAAGACGCTAATTCATAAGGCTGGTTTATGGGATTCGTTTGCCAAGACTAATGAATTTAAAACACTAAATAAAATGAATCTTATTATTAGAAAACATATAACTCAACAAAGGAGGAACTAAGATGGCTTTTGAATTAAAAGCAGGAGAAGGCTACTTGAATAGAGATCAAGAAAACCCAGAAAAATTTTGGGGTTCATATAAAGTAAGTAAAGATATGAAAGCTGGAGATACTATTAATCTGACAGAGTGGATTAACACAAAGGAAGATGGTCGTATTATACACAAGTTGGTTGAACGTAAGCCTAAACAGGCTTAACTTCATTAATGGGGTGGTGTGAAACCACCACCTTATTTAAAATGAAAGTTGTAATTATGTTTATATATTTTACCACAGGAGCAATCCAACAGTTACCAGTCTCTTTGCAAAAAGGACAAAGCTGTGGCGATAAACTGATGGAGCTAGTTAAAACTAATGAAGAAGAAACAGGAATTTTTTATAAAGGAAAACAAGTGATGTTGCACTATTGCAAAGATGGAAAAGGAGAATGGGTACAATGATTAATCTAAAAAATAGATACGAAGTGTTAATGAAAAAGAATGAAAGATTAAGTTTTAGAATTACTGAACTGGAAGAAGAAAATTTAAAATTGATAAGGAAAACTCAAGAAGCTATAGGAGAAATGACGATTGTTAAAGGGATTGGAATGAACTCTCCTGAAATGAAGAAAGCTAAAAAAGAAATAGAACAACTTAAAAAAGATATGTCTTTAATGGAGGAGGGTCTTCAAACTGAAATATTGGCTAAAGACAAAGAGATAGGGAGGTTAATGAAAAAAGTAAATGACAAACGATAATATAAAATACATTAACAAAAGTTCTAAAGAAAGAATGGTTAGGGAGTTATTAGAAAAAAAAGGTGAAGACTATGGTAACTTTAGTAACAACGCTTATGTGGTTGCTAAATTTATTCAAGGGGTTTTGGAGGTTGTTAATAAGCAACACTTAACCGTTCCCATTACTTTAATTCCTCAACTAATGATTGTACTTAAATTAACCAGAACCATTAACGATGGTACAAAAAAGAATCTTTATAAAAACGACACCCATTCCGACATAGATGGCTATAATTCTTTGTTAAAGGAAATGATGAGAATTGCAGATCAGGAGGATAAAAATGGCAAGTAATGGAAAGGTTTTTTATAGTCCACAAATTAAGAAGATACTTACCTTTATGGCTAAATACCATAGAGAATACGAAGCCTACCCCAAGTTGAATGAGATAGGAAAATCTTTGGGTGTTTCCAAACAAAGGATAGGTGTACTTTTAAAACAAGCTGAACAACTAGGGCTTGTTCAATCTCACAACTATTTCATGCGAAAGTATAGCTTGAATAATTTGGCTAAAGAAGGTAAGTTGAAAGTCAATAATTACTATGAGTTGTAATTATGCAGAAGTGTAAGAAGGTGTGGAACATAGAGATGACGGTAGCAATGGAGCAAGATTTTGATAGCCCTGAATTAGCCGCTAATCAACTTCAACCCTCCGACAAGTCAAAGGTCAAAGAAATTACTGGTCAAAGAATCATATTTTCCACAGTAAAACTGTTAAAGGAGGATAAGACAGCAGATGGACTACGATCCAAAAAAAATAAGGGAGTTGGAGGAACAAGTTCAGGAACAAACTAGGCTGATGTATAAAGCAAAAAGCTGGGTTTATAAAAAGCAAAATGCTATTTTAAAAAAGCAGGAAGACCTTCAACTAGAAAAAGCAAAGCAAGACACAATTACGACATAGTTTATTTATAAGTTGTGTGGATAAAATATACATGGTTGTAAACAACCAGAAAGGAGTATTGTCTTTATGCCAACCGATCAAAAGGAAAAATTTTCATTTGATAGTCATGTCGGTAAGAAATTAAGAAACAAAAGGGTACAACTTAAAAAAACACAAACAGACGTTGCAAATTCCACAAACAAAACTTTTCAACAAGTTCAAAAGTATGAAAAGGGAGTTAATGGAATGAGTGGTTTTGTTTTAGGTCAAGTTGCTAGATACTTAAAAGTACCAGTTACTTATTTCTACGAAGGTTATGATTATGAAACTTTTACAAGTCAACTAACTTACAAAGATAATGAACCAGAAATTCATGTGAACAATCAGCACAGGAATGAAAAGCATTATCCCAATCCGAATTCTTATGGTGAAATTACCGACCATTTGAATCTGCAAGTAGTAGCAGCACAAAAACTGGTAAGTAAGTAACAAGAATAAGCAGGGCTAGTCAGAACCAAGAATAGGTCAACTGACTAGCCTGAGAAGTGTAAAATGATAGACCTTTACTATATTAGAATTATTCTAAAATACAACCCTTAATATAGACCCTCCAACCAAAACCCAACCATATCAAAATGATTACACCTAATCCGTAGTTTTATTAATCTTTTTACGATTATAAATCTTTTTGGAGGGTATGACTTGAGATTTGTATTGTGGAGTTCTCAGGCTTTTTGCAACAGGATTAGGCGTACTTTTTTTTATGAGTAACTTTTTTTCCTGTTTTTTTAGCATACCTTTTAGCAGCTTTCTTTCCTGCTTTTGAATATGAAAAATGTTTTCTACCGACTTTTGGCATTTTGTTCCTTCTCCGTTTCTATTTTGTAACAAGAATGATGTGCTGGCTTGTGGGTCGCATAAATAATAAACGACATATCATTGGTAATCTCTTTGGCACAATGCAAACAATTTCCTACCGTTCTCACCATGCGTTGTCTTTTTGAAGAAGCCCAGCTTTTTTTTGTTTTTTTTTTAAACATCAGTTGGAAACCTGAATCAAAAAGTAAAGACCAAAGAATAAAACGATAATCCCAGTCACATAAAACAAGCGATCAGGATTCCACATACCTATTATTTTCTTTTCTTTTTGCCCTTATTTTTTTTCTTATTTTTCTTTTTGTTTTTCTTTTTTTTAGCCATTGTTTTTCCTTGTGCGATGAGTCTTTGTTTATTGTATTCTTCTTCGCTTATATCATCGGCATAAGCCAAGACCATTATTTTACGATCTTAAAAAGGAGTGGGCTTTCTTCCAGTCTTTTTCATCTTTGATTTCAGCAACCACCCTTCTTTCTTCAGCTCTTACATTTTTAGTCTGAGGTTCAGATTTAATACGACCCTCTTGTTCTAAAAGATTTTCTGTTGGTGTATTTTTAGCCATGTGTTTATTTCCATTGATGATAACCTTTATCATCTTTTATTAAGGATTCTTTTCTGTTGTTAGCAATTTTTATTGAACAGTGAATCCATCCACTGTTCTTATCAGACTGGTCATAATATTCAAGGATTAGTTGATCGAAGTCAAAGTTGTTTTTAATATGGGAAGCAACTTCTTTGTTGTCGTAAGTTGGAATTTCAAAGTCAGCCGCAGCTCCGTTGTTAGCACAGTGCTGTGATTGAGGTGAAGATTTTATAAGTTCACACAAGGCCTGACTGCGATAGCCAGAAGTAATTTTAATGGGAGCTTCGTAGTATTCTCTTAAAGGTTCAAGAATGTTAGTACAAAGATGTTTGATATAATAAATTTGTGAGCCGTTAGGATCATTAGTAATTCCAGCCCTTAACGCTGTTTGAGATTGCGTCATTTCTTTCAGGCTGAAGTGAGGACTAAGCATCATAACTATAAACTAATTTCTTCTTTTTTAATTTCCTTACAATAAAATTTAATATATGTTTCATTTTCATTAACATAGTCTGATCCCATTACATCTATTAGTTGTAACGAATCCATATAACCTTGTCGCATACAACTATCCCAATCAGAAAATTCAACATTTTTTTTCCATCCTTTTTCGCACAGTCCATTGACTGCCGAACAAATTATCAAAACCAATATTATTTTCATTATTTATCATGGGTGTTCCATAAGCATTTTACTATGTTTTTTCTCAGACCTCAATCTTTTCTCAAGCTCTGTTATCTTTTCAGTTAATTTTTCATTATCCTGATTGGCATATTCTAGCTTCTGCAAACACCTTTTGTTTGCACTGTCCTTACTTTTACCAGCGTCTTGAAGTTCTGCAACTTCTTGTTTTAAAATTCTTACTTGGTCTTTATACTCATTAATGAGTTCATGGGAAGTTTCGGTCATAGATTATTTTTTTTTAAAAGTAGAAACACCCTTAATTCCAAGAATTGTAGAAAAAGCTCCTACTACAAGAGCTTGGTAGAACATAGGTAAGTTTGAAAATTTATCAAAAAAAATATCTATTTTTGCC